GCCCATACTTTTTGTATCTGCTTCATATTATCTTGATCCAATTATAGCTCTTATCTGTCCTTCAAAATAATCTAATGCCTCGTAAGCAAATTCTTTAACCAAACGATCATTCTCATCTGCATTAGCCATAAACTCCATGTGCATTTTAGCAATCGGTTGGCTCTCAATGTCCATGCCTAATTCATCAAACTGATCTTTAAGCTCATCAAAGGCTGAATCTACTTCATTTCTAAATTCATCATTAAGGTTTATCAAAACCTCTGCATCTGATAAAATAGTGTCAATTTCTGATCTAATCTCTTGCTGAAAGCCTCTACCAACTGCAACTAAATCATTATTAAGCTGAGTGTCCTCTGTATCAAAACGGTCAAAATCTTGAACAGTTGCTAGTTTTACATTTTTACGCTTACTTGCTTTACTGAGGTTGGCATGTCTGCCTCTTTTTTTGTCTAGCTCTTCCCAGACCTTAGCGATACGATTCATATTACTGTGCTAGTTTTGCCATTACGCGATCCAAAGTAGATCCGCTTTTATCAGCTTTACCTAGATCTAAAGGTTGTGCAGTCTTAGCCTCTGGCTTGTGGCGCATCGGCTTACGAGCAGGTTTCTTGCTCATTGCTACTTCCTCTTCTTTTTTCTCTTCTACCACATCTTCAGCCATCTCTTTAACGATCTCTTCAACCATCATCTTGATCTCATCAACCACTTGAGCTAACTCTTCTTTGGTAACATAGTTAAGCTGTTCAGCAGGTGCTTCTTTCTCTTCATCTTCACTAGCCTCTACCTCTTCAGCAGGTGCTTCTTCAGCAGGTGCTTCTGCATCTGCAATACCAGAAATGATGCCCTCTTCAGTTACCTGCAAGATCTTACCATCAGCCATAGCATATTCACCTACTGGTAGTGCTACTTTCTCGCCATCCTCTGTAACGATAAATACTTCTGCTCCTGCTACGAACTCATCCGCTTCAATTACAGTACCGTTCTCTAGTGTTTCCTGCGCTAAAGCCACCTCCATGTTTAGGAGTGTCATAATGCGCTTCAATGTTTCTTGACTTTTAGCCATGTCTATTATAAAATTTAATTCTTGCTATATACTGAATTACTTGAATCCATATATATAGAACCTTGTTTTTGCTATTTGTTACCTTTTTGACTTTCTCGGATCTTTTTGTCAGCCCATGATTTGGCTGACTTACCACCCCAGAGTAAATAACTAATGTAGCCACATGAATTGGTATCTCCATTATCATAATCCTCTTCAGCTCTTGCTAAATATGAACTCATGCGTTTTATCGTTTCCATGCTGACTGGTCTACCTGCCTCAAGATCCGCTCCTCTTTTTTTGCCCACATCGGTCGCGCACTTGTTGCCGTTTTTCTCGTTAAGATCTCTACCCCTCTTAGCGTTATTGCGTACCGATTTGGGGTAATCACTAAATGATTCTAGTTCAGTACGCTTACCCTTTTTTGTTCTACGATCTTTTTTAATGATAGCTCTTACTTGAGCCAGTTTGCGTTCTGCCTCCTGCTCTTTAGCTAGGTTTACTTTATCTACAAAAAAGCCTTCAATACTAAAACCCTTGACCTTACCAGTTTTTACCCAGTCATTCCAGATCTCATCATTATTCACTTTCATGCTGACCATCCATGTGCCGATGGGCAGATCCATACCGTATAGTTTGCTCTTATCTTGCGATCCCTCAATGATCCAACTTTCAACCACTGTAAGCCCTTCAATATCCACAGCATGTTCCAGTGTAGCCTTGCTTTGGTTTCCGTTCATTAGGAACAGCTCAGATGCCTTACGCACTGTTTCCTTAGAGAAATATATATGGTATTCTTGATCACCATCCCTGCGGTAGATCATCTTGTTAGGGATCAGTGCAGATCCCATCAGTATTTTTTTCTCTTGATCTACTGTTGCTAGTTGCAGTTCTTTCTGCTTATTGAGTGCAATAAAATCCTCTTCAATAGCAGGATCTTCTACTATGCTGATGGCTTGTATGCCAGTAGCAAATGCCTCTTCATCTAAAATCAGTTCAATTATATTCATTATCCAAAACTTGCGTTACTTACTTTCTTTCTATCTAGTTCTTGCTGTGAGCTTACATCTGATCCTACTACATAGGCTTTAACTGGCTCTTTATTGCCCATAGACTGTGCCAGTTGATTAACACCGCTTGAGCCTACTACATTAAACGATGGTGATCGCTGAGGTGCGGTTGGTATGTTAGGCTCTGATGTACTGCCACCGCCCTCAAATTGTGTTGCTCCAATTTGCGCTACTTGAGCAAAACCTGCAACACCTGCTACAATAGAGTTTGCTAACCTTACTGGGAATGGTAGCAATCCATCTGCACCCTCTGCTTTTAAAGCACCTACAATCGCTTGGTATGTACCCACTATGGCTTGACCTTGCGCTAGGCGTTTCTGGATGTCAAACGCTCTCTTTGCTCTGCTCTCATCCTCACCTGCATACACCTCTGATAAAGCTGTCAATGCATCAAATCCATTTGTAGCAATATCCAGTACAGATTCCTCTAGTTCCATTCTAAGATCCCTACGCAACAGTGTGGAATCACGCTCTAGGGTGTCTATCTCTGCTAGGGCTTCTTTCTCAATCATGACTTTCTCATCAGCTAACTGCTTATACAGTTCGCTTTCTGCATCTAAGCCTACCATCTGAGCCTCTAGATCTGCTACCCTTAAACCTGCGATTTCTGCAATCGCTAGTTTCTGGGCATCTATCTTATCTGATTCTTTAAGCAACAGCTCTGTTTCTAGATCCAGTTCAATTTGTCTTAGGTCTATTGCTCTGTTTCTAGCCTCTGCCTCTATATCTCTACGCTCTTGCGCTAGGGCATCATTCTCTGCCTCTGCATCGTAACCTGCTTGATTGATCTCATTCTGCTTATCGGCAATCTCTGTGAGTTTCTCTTCGTATGCTATACGATCCTCATCTAAGCCAGTCATGTCTGATATGGCTTTGAGGTTTGCCAACTGTATTTTGAGCTGTTCTTTCTCAGCATCAAGCTGACCTTTAATTAGATCATCTATGATCTTTTGCTGTTCCTCTCTTTTGGCTAGTGTCTGATTTTCTTTATCTCTTTCCGCTGTCGCTCTGGCTATGTCATCAGCATACTTATTGGCGATTTTACCCATTGCCACTTCTGACTGTTCCGCTTGTTTGCGTAACTCAACCATGCGATCAGCATCATCCATGACTTGATCAGTATCAATGTTTTTAACAGCTGTTGTGGTTGCATCCACAATCGCTGTAACACCTTGTATCACTTCACCTACTGCCTCACCAATGTTAGAGGCAATATCTACCGCCTCCGTTACAATAGTTTTACCTGCTTCTATAATTTTTTCTGAGGTTGCATCTATCTCAGCATTGATCTCTGCAATTTTCTCTGCATCGTTTTGACCAAACCATTTTTCATAGGCTTTCTGGACTTGTAGCACTCCTAGCTTTAGACTGTTTAAAGAAATGATCAGAGGCTGTAAGGCGATGGTCATTAAAGATCCGATCACCTCTTTCATGGCATCAAACCCTCCATTCATTTCCGATACCTTGTTGTAGGCATCGGCAATCGCTTCAGCAATCGTACCCATGACTATACCAATAGCATTGGTTACTTTCTCAACTTGATCCATGATCTTCTGGTTGCTCATCAGAGCATCCTTGAGCAAATTGAAACCCTCTACAACTAACAGCACCCCAGTTGCTTTCATGGCTAGACCTAATCCCTTAAAGCCCTTGCCTAAAACAGCTACACCTTTTTTAGCACCTTGCGCTGTCTTTTGTAAAGCCTTGAGCAATTTAGACTGCTCATTCAGCTCATCATTCTGATCATTTATTGCATCAGTCTGTTTCTGGGTTTCTTTGGTAGCATCCGCTTGAGCATCTGCCATCTTACCTAGCACTTTCTCTATATCTGCAATGCGTTTAACTAGATCCCCAGTATCTGCATTGATCTTTACTGTTTTTTCTACCGCCATTCTCTCTTAATCTGTGTAGCTACTTCACGCCATGTTCTAGGCATCACATGCCTACCCTTAGCTATCTTAGTTAGCTCACTGTTTGCAGGTACTTCTTTAAGTACGCTAATAATGAAACCTAAATTACTGTTCACTGTTATACATCATTTAGTAGTTCTAGACTGGCTGATCCAGTAGTAAGATCAACTTTCATGGAATTGATCTTATAGTTTCTGTTCCAGATCGTGATCATGTCGTTTGACTTTATCGCTAAAACTACGCTCAACGGCAAAATAGCCTCATAACTCCAGAGCCTTCTAGCGGTGTCAAATAAATCAGTAATGTAATCTTCCCAGTAGGTGGCATACAAGCTGTTAGAATCAAGCGTAAGGCTATAAGGATTGATCTCAGCACCGAAATTTATACTCTGTGATGAATCGCTAGAGGTGTTTATTTCCCAAACGCTTGAACGAACTTGATTTGAGCCATCAACATTGAGGTAGTTTAATCGCTTATCGCCAGATAGTGTGATCGCAGTATTTGCATAAAACAAAATAGGTGCGCCTACATTAGGGTTTAGGTCTTTGTCAAAAGCCTTACCCATGATCACATCTGATAAGCTCTGATCATCCTCATCACTAAGCCTCTCAAAAAGCATCTGCTCAAATGGTATATCTATCTCAAACGCTTCACCATCAAAAGTAAATTCCGTTTCTAGATCACCGTACCCTATACCACCGTTGTTCACTCTAAATCTATCAGCTAGTATGGTTTCACTTTCTTCAAATTTAAAGCTGATCTTTTTGTACAGTGGTATTCTGGCTAGTTTGTGGCTATCTGCTTTCACATACTTTGTTAGATCATGTGTAGCTCCCTCTGCATACCAGTCATCTAATGGCTCTATATCATAGGCATCTTTGGCAGTTGGAATTAAGACTAGATTGAACATCTTGAGTAATCCCTGCAAGAAATCCTCTACGGTGATTTCTGGCATGTGATCAGCCATGACCAATTCTGGATTATAATTAGTAGATGCTCCATCCATAGTTGTACTAGCCAATACAGTGTTAGCAAATCTGTATTCTACATCTAGATCACTCAATTCTGAACTAGCACCATTTTCACCACTTAACGCTATCTGGTAAGCATCTCCTATGGTTGGTGAATCAAAATACTGTACTGTGTTAGTTGTAGCGGTGTGAGTAGTTCTACTAACTACAATATCGTTTTTTATAACTACAATTTGGAACGGTGTAGAGGCTGTGATGCTTAATCGTATCTCTAGTGCAGTTCCACTGCTATCTGTATAGGTATCTGTACTGTCATCATATCCAGTGCCAGTAGTCAAACTAGATACTGGATTAAACACCTTATAATCGTTTGGTGCATTATCCTCATTGAACAAATACCCCTCATTTCTATGCGCCCACATATACAGATCTGTAAACACATCTGTGGCGAAGAAATCAGAATTAAATGTAACTGAGTATTTAGCCTCTATTGCATCTATGATCTTAGCAACTTTTAACGCAGGTTTAAAATCATTCTTAATCAGACCATGCGGATCATTGGAGGTGTGGTAGGCTATGTTTTTATTATCGTGATTATTGCTGTTAGAATTAAAAAACAGATCTCTTACTGGTGAAATAAGTGGATAGATCACACTGTTGTTAGTGCCAGTTATGTACCCACCTATACCTGCCTTTACATTACTATCTCTGTAAGTGTGATCATAATCCGATAGATCTAGATCAGTCAGCATATCCTTTCCAAACTTGCCTTTTAAACTTGTGTTCATTCCATAGAACGCAACCGTATATGTTTTAGGTCTACCATCTGCCATGCTTACAGATTCTAGCTCAACCACTCCAGATCTGTACAGAAAGCTGTTGATCTGGATGAATGCTTCTAGCCTTGTATTAGCATTATATCCGCTTTGCAGATCTGGCTCATAGTAGTGCTTAAAGATCTTGTTATTTGTTTTTGTAGCAGGTAGCGTAAACGATTGTGAGTAATCACCAAACACTTTAGAAATATCTCTGACATCTTGAGCAGATACATTAAACTCAATGCTTTCCCCATCGTGCATATCCGCCCTCTGGTTATCTATGTATATTTCTAGCTGTTTCATTAGTGTGCTATGTTCAGATCATCAAAGGCATATTCTACCTCAATGGTATAGTTAATCATGCGATCATTGATATGCTTCTGCATTTCCAGTGAGCTTGTATTTACATTTACAGCTACACCGTTTTGAGTATAGGTGTAATCTCTTTGCTCACCAGATCCCGATGCACTTACTGTGCGATCATCAGAAAGGATCACTACATGATCAGAAACCAAAAGCTGTTTCATCAGCTCACTGTAATCCTCACCCACCCATCCAGTGTTTAGGGTTCTGGTCTTTTTGCTTTTGATATTGTACTTCATGTACTGCGGATCAAACTTCGGGATGGAGTAATTACCAGAGGAATTGACAGATCCAGTAGTGCGCTTGAATTGCTCACTCTGGACATTTACTGCATCTGTTGATTTCTTAAAGAATGTGATGTAATCCCACATGCCAAACTTGTTTACAAAAGCCACATGTACTGGCGTTTGTTTTGGCTCACATGTTACATAGAACTTTCTGCTATCTACCACCTCTGTACCACTCATCAGATCAATACGATACCACTCCATATCTTCTGGATTCCCTACACCACTAATCTGTTGATCTCGCATGAGTGCAGTGAGGTTAGGAACTCCACATGGAAACTGTTTAATCGCCTCAGTAGCATCACCTTGATCTATGCTTTGAGTGTATGTAAAGTTATCCCCATTGGACATCGTTACCTTTATTTTTATATCTACTGCCATAATTAAGGAGTTGGAGCATTACCGTAATTACCATCAGCTGATACGGCATCCCAGTTAGTGCTTATTTGATTCCATACTTGCTCTGCTAGATTCCAGTCAGTATCTGCAAATGATTCTAATGGGTTCATCCATAAACCCATGACCATTACATCATCTTTATGTACATATCTCTCTGCATCTACCATCGTAATACCGTACTGGTAATGGTAGTTTGCGCCATCCTCAAAATTAGAGTAGCCACCAGAGAATAGGAAAGCATCCCAGAAACCAGTGTGTACTCTGGCTGTTGTATCTGTATGTGTATAGTTCATGGTGTATTCTACTTGACACCATTTAAGCATACCAGATGCAGTGTTACCTACTGCATCATCATCTAGGTTTGCTGAATTATATTCTATGTACTCATTTAGAAAGTGGCTTACATCAGCATAGAAATCAGTGCTAGGAAAGTTAGATAACCGCTGTATAGTAAAAACTGGATCAGTTGGTCTAGATCCGAAATCACCATCCCAGATGTATATCTTCAGATTCACCGCTGTGAAAGCTGATACCGCTGAATTGGTATAGGTAATGATCACTGGGCTTTTACTGCCCACAAAACCAGTAGGAGCTACTGTTGGCATTATATGTCTATGTTAAATTCATCAATCATTTTCTCAATCTCTTCAGCTACTATAAATTGTAGCTGTGCAGGTAACTCAGCATACAGCTCTTCTAGCCCTTTGCTAAAAAACTCAGTTTTAGGCAATCCTCTATCCTTAACCTTTCTGGCAATCACCCATGCAAGGTTCTTTCTATTGGCATCCGTTTGCTTAACAAAACTACCAGTTTCTGGATCTCTCACTTTAACCCTACGCTTGTTCATCCACTTCAGTATGCTCATCTGGTGTGCATTACTCTTCATTGAGTATGCATTCTGGTATGAGTATGGACTGCCTCCTTGCACCTTGAACTTTCTACCAGATACCCCTGCATCCAGATACTTACCATACGATGCCATGAAAAACTCCAGAGCTGAATGAACACCTCCTGCGGTTATGACATACCCTATACTGCTTTGTAGATTACCAGAGGCAACCATTCTTCGGTTCGCTGTCTTGCCATCGTTATACTTAATGCGCTTCTTAGTACCTAGCTCTAGTTTAGCTCTACGAACTACCTCCTTTGCAAACGCATGGAGCTTACTCTGAATGACATCATTGATAATAGGACTAGCCACAGATGCTGATTTTGTTTCTAGTCTGGATAGTTAGATCTACACCCCATCCTGCAAGTAGATTCTCAAAGCGATCTGTAAACGGTTCGCATGATGGATCACCTACAAGGTGAAAGCCATCTATATGGGCATCACCTTTTTTGAGGTTCTGCACCAGATCATTAACCACATAGAGCTGAGTGTTTAGTACATCCTGCTCATTATTGATTCCATAGAACGGTTCTGATTGATCTCTTATATCCTTGCTCGTTACATCTACCACATCCATTACGATCACAGAAATAGAATGCTCTATAACATGATCAGTGATTGTGGCACTGCCTAGCATCACATGCGCTAGTGGATATATGCTTTGCTTATTGAGATCAACCTCAAAAATATCACCGTAGGTAACGGTGTTGATCTGATCGTTTGCATCTAGTATGCCCTTGATTTTGTCTAGTATATCGTAAACCATATATATAGAACCAAAAAGTACAGCAAGTGTAGTAAAGCTATTTTCTGCTCATTGAACGCTCTATGGATTTACGCTCTAGATCCTGCCGTTCTTGATCGTAGACCAGTTTGGTAAAGCATAAATGTATAGGCAGTTTAGTTACCTCATCATAGCGTAATAGATCACCATCTGCTAAATGATCTATACTGGATAGCCATCCCCACTTCCTGCTAAAGTTACCCTCTGGTGTTAGGTTTGTTCCAGTGTCGGAATCTTGATCTCCAAAGAGGTCTGGGTATGTTGAGATAACTCCTTGCTTAAATCGCAAAAAAAAACCAGTGCGCCCAGAGCTACACCTAGTGGGAAATCCTTGTAGCCATCATTAGGCTCATACGGTTCTATTGTATATCTCTGCCCTACCTTTTGCGTTATTGGTCTGTATAGGACTGCTACCGTTTTGTGTAGCATGTCCATATCCGATAGGTACTCATCCAGATCTACATACTCCCCTAAACTTATCTCTTCTAGCATGGGTATAAATCCGTACTGTGTACCCTTGTATTCTATGATCGGAGTAAGTGAATGCTTTGCTCCAATCATCTCTAACAGCTCACTCATCATGGTGAAGAAACCATCTGACTGCATCGTTAAGGCGGTGCGTAATGGTATGCCTAAAAAGATCTCTGATGCCTTGAGTAGTGAGAATGTAATATCATCAGTATCTACCTTTAGGTATTTCTGGTACTGCTCAACTGTAAGCTCATTGACATGCTCTGGGAACATGATCTTCATTTCCTTATCTGATGGCGTATGTTCCATAGTTCTTATTTGTCTTTCTGTTGTAGTTGGTAATCGCTAGGCTCATGACAGTATCATCATGTAGCCCTACTGGGTGTCCGTATCTTATGTTCCTAGTCTTAGGGCTGTACTCGTATGTAAAGTAGCCCATCTCTTGATAGAGGTAGGGAAAGAGTTTCTCTGTGGGAATAGATATAGCCACCTCATTGGTGTCTATGATCAAGCCCTCTATGATCTCTGTTTTGCTCTGGTGTGTAGTGATAAATGGGTGGGTATTCTGCCACTGCATTTTGATCTGCTCATAGATCGGATCTCCTACACCATTAACCTCAACCATGCATGAGGCATTAAACTTCCTTAATCGGCTCACCACCTCTTTGATCATGGTGTGCCACTGATTCTGGTTATCTCTATATACATCAACCACAATACCTTTCTGATCCATGATTGTAAGCACTGTAAAATCCTCTTGCTTTCCTATGTCCAGACCTGCAAAGCATTTGCCTACTGGTGATGGGTACTTATCTAGCATGGCGATCTGATCCACATTCTGGAACACCTCACCACCACCATCTAGGAACTCAGCCAGATACTCCTGCCTAAACACTTTCTCTGGTACTGTCTTTTTTGCCTCATTGATCTCAGCCTCATCTATAAAGGGTGTATCGTATGAACTGCCCTTATAGCTTTTGTAATTAGGGTACTCTGAGGATGTGCCATATTGATACAGATCATAAAACCAGTTCTTTCCTTTGGGTGTAGAAATGAACAGCACCTTTTTACCTCTGACCAGTAGGGTAGGCTTGATTGCCTCCCTCCATGCATCATCCTTAATGTACCCTGCCTCATCTACGATGGCATAATCTAAGGTCATACCCCTAATGTTATCATACCTCTCAGCTGATCTAAAATAGATCACTGATCCAGTTGATAGTGTGATCTCGTTTGTAGAGTAGTTGTTTGATCTGAGCAGGGCAGTGCCACCTATGGCTTCAATCACTTCTTTCTGCACCTTGTTAGCTTGTGAATACACTGGAGATACCCAGAGGATCTTGCAGGGCGCATCATTGATCGCCCAGTATAAAGCTAGATTCTCTGCCATCATAGATTTACCGAACTGCCTACCTATGGATGCAATGTGGTATTTCTCTGATCCGTTGATCACGCTGTTTAGCAGTTCCCTTTGTTTAGGGTGTGGTGTGAATGCGGTTATCTCCATGTGTTAGGCTACTCTTTCCAATCACCAAACTTTAGTGTAATGTTCTTGAACAGATCCTCACCCTCATTACCTACAATTTCCTGCCTAGCTAGTTTTGGGATCATATATTCACTGAGCTTTAGCATCAGCTCTAAGGCTTGTTTAGGATCATCTCCTGCAACATCTGCTAACCACTTAGACATATTATCCAGATTGCTTTCTACTAGCATCTGGTAAGCCTCTTTTATTTCTTTTGTTGTAGCGTTGGGTGTGCCTTTCTTGCGCCCACCCAGACTGTTACCTTTCTCAAATGGCATGTTAAATCATGTTAGTTTATCATATAAGAAACCAAAAAAAAAGCACAGTGTACTACACCATGCTCTTTTCCTCGTTTAAAACCAATAAACAAATGCGTTGCCTACTCCGCTGTAAAGCACTAGCATTCAATTCCAAAGATAACTAAATCATTTAAAAGAATGTCTATCAACTCTTTTTTTTTGTTGCTGACCGTATAGCCCACACCACAGTTAGGGCATACAGTATCAGTAAGATCACAATTTGAGCCATCTTCTTCTTCTTTCATACTTCCTTATTAGTTTAGCGTTGTTTAAGAGATGCTCTGAGGCATCCTCTATGGTGTTTAGGTGTGAGCATACCAGTACAGTGTTGATAGTGTCATAGCGTAGCTCTCTAAGCGTTTGGCGTATGTATCGCAGGTGTTTAAGTTTGCGTTGGTATTGCATTATCATAGCTCTCCAGTTATATAGTAATCATGTAGCATCTCTTGCACCTCTAGTTTTTCTTTACCTGCAAAGAAATGGTTGTATTGCTGTAAGGCATACAACACTTTCTCTTCACCTGCATTATAGAAATCGGCTGTGCAGGAGTACACACCGATATCACATGAGGCTTTATCTATTACCAGAAAATCAAAATCTGTGTAATCACAGTTGAACAGCTGACAATAAATGTAAACTTGAACTCCGTATGAAAATTTGTATCTGGCACTATACACAAAGTTCTTTAGGTCTGAGGTGGTTTTAAGATCTACGATCCCTCCAGAGTTCTTGAGTATGTCTGCCTTACCTCTAAACGGTACACCCTCTACATAACCAACCGCAGGTACTTCAAACTTACTATCGCTTAAAAGCTCTCTGGCTTTCTCGTTTTTAAAGATCGCATCGGCAATGCGCTCTGCATTGTATTTCTCTTTATTGGTGTATAGCACATGTTTGGGATGTTGTGCGCTCATCTCTTTCCAAACCTTAGTGGTTTTTGTTGTGGTTTCACAAAAAACCAGTTCATTCAGTCTATGAGGTTCTAGGATCATCATGTGGATCAAACGCCCATCTCTTAGAGCTTGGCTGTTTGTTTCCTCACCGTACTGTTGTAAGTTCCAATAAGTTTTTGGACTGTCTAGGATCTTCTTTACGCTAGAACTGCTTAGAGCGTTCTTGCCTAAAAATCCATAATAGAACTCATCATCATAAGACTGCTCTATTAACCAGTCATGATCATATA